CAAACCTGAACTAATTGCCGCATCAAACTTTGTTCTGTTATTTATATCAAATTTAGCCCAGTCTCCTAACGTTTCGTTAAAATACATAGTACCATATTCTCCTTGATCGTTTAGTCCTACGTGTCTGTCTATGTACATTTCAATTGCAGCGGCGTGAGCTTGTTTTATATCTTCACTAGAGTTTGGTATTCCACCAATTTCTTTTTCAGTAATAGATAGCTTATTCCACAGTTTATCAGGTCTATTCATTGAGTAGCCCCTGTATCCTCTTCTTTTAAAATAATATAAAAGCCTAGGTTTGTTATTCTCACATAAAATCGGCATTCCGTAAAACACACAAGCCATTAATACGTCTTCAAAAAATATCTCAGCGGTTTGAGGTCTTGCTACATACTCTAGAAAGAAAGTACTTGGTGGAGCATCTTCCATGCTAAACTTTGTCAAACCGTGCAAAGCACCTTTAGATCCCCTGCCGTCTGTTGTTCCTGATATATCATAACTATCACATCCGAAAGCGCCTACGTGCTCATTGCCAGGCCATCTTACTCCGTTCTTTAATAGTTGTCTATTTTGCATATTATAACTAGGTACCCAACTTATCAAGAATCTTCCATTAGGGTTTGGCGAAAATATTACTTTAGAATCTTTAATACCATTTTCCCATTGAAAGCTACCTTTTGTTAAAACATTGCTGTTCCCTAGGTCTTCGTTATAATCTATTTGTTCGTATATTTTCGCTAAGTTAAATATACTATTTTTTGTTTCATCTCTAAAAGCGTGTTCTTCCGTTCTTGGAAACTGCCTATAGAATTCGTTTAAAGCATCTTGGTCACCTTTTAAACCTTCAACTTCGTTATTCCAGTGATCTATTACACCTTGATCTATTTCATCTCCTTGAGGATCGACAGTACCCAGTTCGGGTTTGTTGAATACAGGAAAGCCATAAGAATCAATGAATCCCTCGTAGTTCCATTCCATAGGTATGAACAAAGAATATAATCCTGAACGAGTCTGTCCGTTGGCGTTTCTCTTTGTAACATCTGAACTGTTGTATAGTTTTTTAAAATTGTCACCTCCTTTGTCTAAAGCATTTGATGTTGATCCCATCATACACTTACCAATAATCCTAGAGCCTAATCGTAATGTTGTTTTTGTAACCCTCCAGTTATTGAGGATGTTGTTTGGTCTTTCCCATTTACCGGATTCATCATGCACAAGTAACTTAAGTTTCTCTCCATCATATGCGTTGTCTCCTGTATTTTTCCAATCTATGGTAGTATCTAATCCAGTAATCTCCTCGTTCTTATTATTTGAATCGAGTCTTCTCCTGGTGAATTTTGACGCGGGTACACGGTATGCTAGTTCTGTTTTTGGACGGTCCATACCGTCTTGTATTGGTTTATAGAAGAACGGGTAATTAATGGATATAGGTACAACCTTGTCAGTGAACATCTTTTTTGCATCAGATCCAGATTTGGATAAAATACCGAATCGTGAATCACTTGATATCGTGGCCAGATTAACGATTTCACCGGACGCCATGAACGAGAAACCTGATCTTCTGTTTTTAAGATACGCCATACCGTAGCATCTTTTATCCGCTTTGCAAGCTTCCCAGAATATGTAAAAAAGTCTATTTGCTTCTCTAAAGTCCGGTTGCCCAACATCAATTTTAGACCACTGCAAGTACATAAAGTGAGCACCAGTAATGTAAGTATCCAAGCCTTTATTATTGAACCAATGGCCGTTTTCTCTTTTGTTGAAATTTTCATCTATATACTCCTCCCATTTGTTTTTAAACCCATCTGGATAATCCCTCCAATCAAAGATGCTTTTTATACTTTTTAGTTCATTAGGATATTCTTCTGGTATCCATTTATCAGTACTTTTGTTTAACTTACCTGGGGATTTAGGCAAGGCTATTTTAAGATTTTGTATTTTATAGATTTCTCCTATTTGTCCGGTCTTACTTATAACAACAACGTCGTGTTCTTTGTTATATCCGTAATCCCACTTTTTGCCTTTATTAAGTCTCGATATTGTCGTAAGCTTTATAGGCTCTATAACTTTGTATAGCTCTTGAGTATACATTATTTAGATCTTTTTTCAGCAAACCCTCCAAAAGAATTTACTGTAGCTTCTTTTTTAGGCCTGTCTTCCAATATTCTTTCTTCCTCTTCAAGACGATTAAGTATTTCGAAGGCATCAAAGATTGCTAGTTTTTTTGTTGCTGCTGCGTTCTTAAGCCTGTCTGCCGTTATATCATCACCTGAATCTATAATAGCTTCTTTAGCTACCTTTATAAGTTCTTCAACTGCTTTGTGCCCAGCTTGGATTATACTCCTCTTCGTTTCCTTGATGTCCATAATTGATTGTAATTGAATTGGTGGGTACTCGGAATAATCGCTGCCCGTCTATTATAAATTCGTATTCAGAATTAGGTCTGAACCCGATCATTTGACCTTCTTCAAATTCTCCATTTGAGTGTTTTATTACACCTATTAATGGTTTTTCTGAATCTAAAGAAAACATTTTTGTCTCCTTAATCGGAGCAACAAATATAAAGCCTTCTAAAGCTTTCCATTTACCGTTTCTCTTATAAGCGTATACCTGATCTGGTTGGACCAAGTATACGTTTTCTTCTAAGTAATTCTTACTATTCTTTTCAACACCTCTAACGTCTCTAAATCTTCTAAACACATTATGGTGTATCACAATCTCATCTCCCTCTCGTAGCTCTGCATGCTTACTAGCTAAAGGTAAGCTTAAGATAATACCTATCCTATTAACAAACTCGTGATTCTGCAACTCTGTATTTAACAGCAACTCTTGGCCGTCAACATACACTTTTCCGGTTGACCTACTACCCTTCGGTGCAACTAAGTAATTGAATACGCTCTGCATTTACCACGAGAGATCATACTCAACAGAGATTGCCATGTTCTTGTTGAAATCTTTCCACGGCATGATCATATCTTTTTTCGTAATGTAGATAGAATACTTGTTTTCTTCTTCTACGATATGAGCTATGGTATGTCCACCGTATACTTCTTGACCAACAGCATAATGCATAGCGTCGTTCTTGTAGTCTTTCCCGATGCTGATCTTTCTAATTATTTGCTGGGACATCGCTAATTTCTCCGGTTTTTAAGTCTACATTAACAGGTCCAAACTCTTCTTCTAGTTCTGCCTGTAGTTGAGATAGTTCTCCTACTACTGCTTGCAACTGAGAAATTAAACCAGCCTTGTGCCCTTCTAAACCACCAATTTGCATTTGTATCCGGTTCTGGTTATTAACAGTTTCTTGCAATGCTTTTAACTGAACTCCTGAAATTGACCTTATCTCTGTTGCTTCTACTTCCAATGTTTTTACTTTTCTCATAATGATTTGATTTAATTGTTATGTAATTTTACTTATATGGAAATGCTTTGTTTAACATTTCTTTTCTATTTGCGCAACCGCAATCGCCTGGTAGTTTATCTACTAGCTTTTTTATTCCAGTTGCTTTTGTTATTTTTTCTATGGTGTCGCCTAATCCTTTTGATTCCATTAGCACTTCCAATTTCTTCGCGCGATGTCATTCGGGCAATCTCCGTTCTTGTCTGGATCTTTACACTTTTTAATACCAGCTGATCTGGCACAATAAGATTTCTTTCTTGATCCTCCGCCTGGCTGAGGGGCTTTTAAATTACCCCCAGTTTTGTTGTTATACGTTTTCCTTTCAGACGCACTCATACCTGCCTCATATGGCTTAGTCCTTTTAGCAGGCGACGCTTTGTCAACAACTTTATCAACTACTTTCTCTACTATTGCTTTTCCAACAATAGCAGCGATAGGTCCTAATTTAGCTGGGCTCGTTACGCAGGAACCTTTCATTTTAAACGCCATTATTTGTATAAAGGTTTTTTCATTCCGAATCCTATTTTCTTCATAGGTGATTTTCCTTTAAAAGCTCCTGAAACATTTTTCTCCGCTCCTTTTATTTCTTCTTCTGTAACTCCGGCAATTAATGGGTTTACTACTTCTTTGGGTTTGCTTAGCAACTTGTTATTAACAAGTTCATTTCTTGTGTCAGTTGTAGCGTCTGAATCTCTTATAGCTCTTTCGACACCTTTGTATTGCTTTTCTCTTGCAGGATTAGCACTAATCTCAACTTGACGATCTCTGTTCGTTTGATTTTTTGTAAAACTACCAAGTTCGGAAGTGTTTTCAGCTTTCTTAGACTTTAATCTATC